AATCCGGCATCTTCTAAGGCTTGTACTCTTCCGCCAGAAATAATACCTATAGCTTTTGTTCTTGCATCTATCTCAGACATTTTTCTTTTTCTCCCTCCAGCCTCCCCAGCGGCCCCGGCTGGCACAAGCCGCTGGACCAGGCTGTTTTAAAAATCACATATATTCTCATCATCTATACATAACGCCCCGGGCCTCATGCCAACCGGACCCAAATCATCGGCCCGGGGCCAATGGGTTCAGGTTTTCTATTCTTCTAAACACTTCCTACAGCGGTTATGGTTCGAAAAATATGGCCAGAGATGATCTTTTTGGCCGCCGGGCTGAAGTCGGCTTCCGCAAATAGCACAATGAAGTTCCATGCCAGTTTCTTTCTCCCAAAACTCGATGCTTTCTGCTGTTAATCTATCCGGCGAAGTAATATGACCTATAACTTTGCCGTTTTCGTCATAAATTAATCCACCCATATTCGATACCTCGCTTTCTTTGATTGGTGGGCATGGCGGGGATTTACACCCCGCACGTGGGTCTTTGTATGGCATTTAACTTCGTATTTCCATTCGTCAAGTTGTGCCCGAAGCTGCTTATTCTCCTGCTGCAAGGCTTCGATAGCTTTAATAGCATCATCTATCAGCCTGTCTATATGCGTCCATCCAGACATGCGATTGTTTTTTCGCAATTTCTCTAGCAATTCTTCATACATGCCGTTCATACACTTTCCTCCTTCAGCAGTTCTGGGTTATCCCAAACATTGCCTAATAGTTGGACATTCTGCAAAATGTCCCAGAACTCTAACGGCCACTGGGCCAGCATTGTAAACAGTACCAGGTTTAAGGCCCTCCTTCATAATCTTCGATTACCATGTTCCTCAAGCGCCCCTGAAAGTTCCGAGTGGCACAAAGCGATTATTTCGGCGAAAGTTCTAGGTTTTTCCAACCAGCCTTTGAGTACCGCTAATTCATGTATCTCTCTTGTCCATTGATTTAAATCCATTTTTACCACTTTCCGCACCCATTATTGGGTGCTTTTTCAAAATGCACCTTTTCGATGGTGCTTTTGTCCGTTATGCACTCCAACATTACGCCTCCAATCTTATCGGCATTACGATATATTGATAATTGTCCAATCGTGCAATTGCTGGTTTCTGCGGATTGATGTAACCAATCTCTACAGTTTCTGAATCAACCACCTTAAGAAAATCCAGCCAGAACTTTGCATTAAAGCCGATTGTAAGCGGTTCGCCTTGTCGCTTGGCAGGAAGTTCCTCGCTAAACTGTCCTTTGTTTGGTTCTTTAGTTGAGATTTTAAGGCTGTCATCAATCTCCAATCTCACCGTATTATTAACAAGCATTGCCCGCTCTAACGACTGAATAAAATCGTTGCGGTTAACAGTAAACGCGCCATCCGTTGTAACTGAAATAATTTGCTCATATTTCGGAAACTGTGCATCTATCAATCGAACACCCATTGTTAACCCATCGCAAACAATGAATATTTGGCCTCTGTTAATGTAAACTGTTACGTCCCCTGTAATTGCATTTCCGACATCTTTGAGAGCTTTTACGGGCACCAGAACGCCTTCTGTGACATCTCCATGAATCTGGATATCACGTACAACCATGCGGTTTACATCAGTTGCAACCAGTCGGAATTTATCGGGCGTAATTTCCCATAAAACTGACGAAACGTACGGTCTTGCATCGTCTGGAATCGTCGCGAAAATCGTCTGTTTGATGGCCTGTTTAAGTTCATCTGCATTAACCACGAACGAATCGCCTTCTGGTTTGGCGATATCTGGATAGTCTCTGGCTGATAATGCTGGTAGTTCAAATTTTGTCTTTTTGGACTTGATTGCAACCACTCGTTCATCAGCATAGAGTTCGACCATTCCAAACGGCAGTTTTGATACGATGGATGCGATATCTTTGCCGTCAGCTACGACGGTTCCTGGTTCGATTATCTCTGCTGAAATAGTTTGTTGGGCCGAAAACTCCAAGTCACTAGCTGTAAGTTTGATGCCGTTGGTTGTGGTTTCAATAAGAATTCCGGATAATATCGGCATTAGTGCTTTCCCGGGCAAAGCTTTCGAAACCGTTTGAAGTGCCTTATTTAGCTCGTCGCGTTGGATATTGATTTTCATGTGTTACCTCCTTTTTAGGCTGTTTGTTTTAAAATAGCTTGATGGCCCTAACCTTTTTGCAATCGCTTCGATCACATTAACCGTTACACCATTCCCAGCTTGTTTATATAACTGAGAATCCGAACATACAGCAGCTGCTTTTTCAAAGTCCTCATCATCCCATCCCTGGAGACGCCAACATTCTCTTGGTGTTAGTTTACGAATAATTGCCTCGTGAAATATTTTTGGTTCATGATTGCCCCCATTCCCAATTCCATTCAGTGTCGGACTTATCCCGGAACTCGAATAAACTCTTCTGTTTTGTTCATGCCCGGTACCATCTAACACGCCAAGCATTACTATCCCATGTCTATCTTGTGCTGTTAAAACTGGTATGCATGGTATTTTATCAACTCGTGCTGCTTGAAGTGTTCCGGTTTCGTTGTTGTGAATAGTTGTTGTTGCCCCATGCGTCTTCTGAATAACCATCACAGGATCTTTATGATTGCCAAATTCCGGACGATTAAGGAATCTCATTTCGCAATCTGTCTCATCAACTTTTCCGTCTGTTCCGAAGACAGGAAATACTTCGGGTCTGGGTGTTCCTCTAAGATGTCCGATAATGTACACCCTTTCTCGGTTTTGGGGAACTCCGAAATTTTTGCTGTTAAGAACCTGGTATTGCCACTCATACCCACATTCCCAAAGACTACAGAGGATTGTTGCAAATGTCCGTCCTCCGTCATGGCTAAGAAGCCCTGCAACGTTTTCCGCGAATAAATACTTAGGCTGTCTTTCTCTAGCAAGCCGCATGACCTCAAAAAATAAAGTTCCTCGTGTATCTTCGAACCCTCTGCGCTGTCCAGCAATGGAGAAAGCCTGGCATGGAAATCCGAAGCAGTAACAATCGGCTTCTGGTAAATCTTCTGGTCGAACAAGTCTAATGTCTGTTGCATTCCATTCATCTCCCGGTTCATGTATTGCTATATAGCTTTTTCTGGCGTGCTTGTCGATTTCACACCATCCGACCGGCTTATGGCCGGCTTTCATCATGCCTTTTCGAAATCCACCAACACCAGCGAAAAAATCAATAAATGTTAACATAGACGTCACCTCAGAATGGCAAATCATCAAGATTGATCGCTAATTCATCTGACTGGCTTGAATTATTCACGCCGGAATTTGTTTCTTGTACTCGGTCCAGGAACTGAACATGATTGGCTACAACTTCTGCCGCCCTACGTTTCTGCCCGTCATGGGTTTCATAACTCCGGATTTGAAGTCGGCCCTCAACAGCGACCAGACGTCCCTTTTTCAAATAATTGGCGCAATGTTCGGCCTGCTTCTGCCAGACAACTATCCGAATGAAATCAGTTTCTCGTTCCCCTTGTTGATTGGGAATGGGCCGATCAACCGCCAAATCGAAATTGGCTACAGCCACACCATTCGGAGTATAACGAATATCAGGATCTCTGGTTAAGTGACCTATTAAGACTATATGGTTCATTTAAATTCCACCTTTCCTTAACTTGTTTTTCTTAATTCTTTTGCTGCCTGTTCAAATCTCGACTTGGCTTTGAAGAACGTGAAATATAGTTTACCAATGGGGCCAAATCGATTCTTCGCTACAATGAGTTCTGTTTCTGACGGATCGTTGTTAGGCGGATAGTCTTCTGGGTGGTAGTAATCATCACGATATAGAAACATCACCGTTGACGCATCTTGCTCTAGACTTCCGGAATCTCTGAGGTCAGAAAGAATTGGCCTTTTATCTTCTCGCCGTTCGATATCTCTGCTGAGTTGCGATAACACCAAAATCGGAATATCTAGTTCTTTTGCCAATCCTTGAAGGATGCCGCTTGTTTCTCCGACTTCGTAGTTTTTTCCGGCTCTTGATTCTGCCTGCATGATTTGAATGTAGTCGATGATTACTAATGCCAGATCTGGATTAAGGCTTTTAAACCGGCGCAATCTCACCGCAATTTCCGAAGCTTTTGACCTGTGAGAATCATCGAGATAAAGCTTGGATTCATACAAAGTATTAGCCGCCAATGATAGTCCATTCCATTCTCTATCTGACAATTGCGCTGCATCTTGTAGTTTCCACGATTCGATTCCAGCGTTTTCGGCCATTAGCTTCTCTATAAGTTGTTCGTTAGTCATTTCAAGAGAAACAAATAACACTGGCTTTTTTTGTTTAATCGCAACATTTCTGGCAATGTTAAGTGCGAACGTTGTTTTTCCCATTGCCGGCCTCGCCGCTAAAATGTGTAAACTACCTCGCCGTAATCCGCCAATCTTGATGTCGAAATCTGTGAATCCAGTTGCTTGTCCGACAACGCCATGATTGTTTTTTCGTTGTTCGATTTCGTTGTAGACTGCTATTGTTTTTTCTTTGACGTGGACTATCTCGCTTTTTCGACTATTACTTATTAGAGCCGAGTCAAATATCATGCCCTGGCTGATTAGTTCGAATGGTTCTTCCTCATTTTCTAGTTGTCTAATAAGCTCACGGCACTGCGCCACCTTTTGCCTTGCAATCGATTTGTTTTTGATGATTTGGCAATGTGATGCGACGTTTTTGTAATTAGGATTTTTACTGGCTAATGTCATCAGGTACGGAATCCCGCCTACTTTTTCAAGGTCATCACCTAACTGTTCTCTAACGGTGATGATATCAATAGATTCGCCTCTATCCACTAAGCGGCAAATAGCCTCCCAGATCATTCGGTGTCGTTCCTGATAAAAGTCAGTCGCAGTTATTAATTCCTGTGCCTCCAACACTGTCGTTTTACCGCCAATCATACATCCGCCAAGAATCGATTGTTCAGCTTCAATGTTAAAGAGTGTCTCTTTCATAGGTCCGCATACCTCGCTAAAGGTTTATTGTCTGGCTTTGACTGGTTCTTCGTGCGACGTTCCCATGTTCTCACCGCTGCTTTCCAATCTTTCATTTTGTTCCGTCCTACCATCCATCCATTTGAAGTGTAATAGTCGATAAACTGTTGAGGGTCAACCGAATTCTGTCTTTCATTACAATAATCTTTAACATCTTGAATAGTAGGTGGAGTAAATTTTTTTGCATGAATTGATATCACCTTATTATCTATATCCTCACCTATACTATCCTTATCTAACCTAACCTGTGTCTCCAAACTGGATACAGGTTGTATACGCTTTGTATCCGACAATCGATATGCTTTATTCTCATCCAATTCAAGCAGGGCTTTCTCTTTTTTGTAGTTTGTTTCTTTGTATCTATCGTTTTGAATGTAGTTGTGAATCCTCCAATGCTTTATAACCACAACACCGCTTTCAAATGGAATGATGAATTTTTTTGCTATAAGTATCCGCATATCGTCGTCGCTCGCCCCGATCATGCGCATTACGGTTTTAGGTTTATTTACAAAACCATCATCATCAGCACGCATTGAAAGATGAAAATACAATAATTGCGATGATTGGGGCATTTCCAAAAATGCATCTGAGTCAATTATTGATTTAGCGAACATCCTTCGTTCAGCCATCTATATACCGCCCCCATCTACACTTAATCTATTGTCGCCATTTGTACATCAAATAAATGGATTTGTCCTGGTAGATTTCTCACCTCCCATTCCTGCCTATAGGATTTCTGCCTGGCTGATTCGATTGGTAAAACAACATAGTCGCTCTTGATGATCGCTTGTCCTGCCATTTGTTTAAGTTCATCAATTATTGCTGACATCATCATATTAATGTTTGTCAGTTGCTCGCTTAGTTGTCTAATAAGTCTGTCTTTGACTTCGAGTTGTGCTTTGAGTGTGTCATAATCAGGCTCACAGCAGTTCTTTTGTATCACGATGCCTCCTTTAACTCTAAATTGAGTTGATTCCCAAACTGAGTATCAATGTTCTTCCGAATGCTTCGAACGGTTCTAAGGGTGTTTAAAGCCCTTCTGCGCATGGTTGCTAGATTACGTTTGGCTTCTGCGATGTCATCTGCCGTTGGATAGTAATAACCCATTGTTCCGCTATCTGACGACAAAATAGGATGCTCTTTTCGTAGTTGCTCAATCTCTTTCTGGATCTTCCGTTTTGTTGTACCGAAAACCCGTGCAATCATTTCTCCGGTTTGTGCGTTTTCACGGCCGCGGCAGACGATCATGAGATATTGGAGTAAAGTATCTTGCATATCTATGACACCTCCACATCAAATAAAGTTGGTTGTTCTTTCTCCTTTTCTGCTCGTTGTAGGTTTAATACGGCCTGATTATAATAAGAACCCTTCAACTCAATCCCAACAAAACGTCGACCAGTTTTTATTGCAACAAAACCCTCAGACCCAATTCCAGCAAACGGACTTAATACTGTATCACCTGGGTTAGTGTATAAAACTAATCCTCTTTCAATGACATCAAGCTGGAGTGGGCAGATATGGCGTTCATCAGCCTCTTCTCTTGCAGATTCTTTTTGTAGAGTATTTGTTTGATCTATATCCATCCAAACAGGTGATGCATATCTCCGCCAAACTTGATGAGAATAAACTGGACCTTTTTTGACAATTGCTATCTTTTTTCTTGCGGCATCTTTATGTAATAAGCTCGGTTCTTTTTTAGGTGCTTCAGGTTCATTTTCTCCAACAAAACTTTCAAATCCATTGGGATGTGCTATTGGTTCCGGATTTTTGCCTGGTTTCCGGACCGTAATCAGATAATCTGGTAAGCCATTTCGGCACATAGCTGAATCTTTAACTACCTGCTTATGCATTAATCCAAGAGCCTTGGTTCGCGTTGCTTCAATTAATGGATCTTTCCAAATGACAGTTCTGGAATGATAGATAAACCCAACGCTTTGGAAAACTCTAATAATATCACCCGGAAAATCTTTTAATCCGATATAACCATCCCGTTCTTTCATCGCTGGAATATCCATGCAGTGAATACTAATCAAACGTCCTGGCATCATAACCCGGAATAGTTCATCAACCAAAAATTTAAAATGCACGGCAAATTCATTATCATTCTTGCTATTGCCCATATCCCTTTCACTGTTTGAATATGTATACAATGAAGCAAAAGGTGGGCTAAAGATTGAATAGTGAATTGAATTATCTGGAATTCCTTTAATGACTTCGCAGCAGTCACCTTGATACAAAACCCAATTGTTGCCCAAGGCTTGATTTAACACCTTCATTCATGCCACTCCTTTCAACCATGATGGCAATTGCATTTTCTGTTGAGGGTTATATTCGGTCAGTGCTCGTTGAGTGCTTTGAATATTAGCTTTTGTTATCTCTTGAGTAGCTGAAATCATCCCTTTCAGCATGGCTTCAAAATCGCGTTCCTTTCGTTTGATATTTTCAACAACAGCACCTTCGAGTTCGGTGGTAATAATATAAACATCAACCGGATTCTTTTGACCAAAACGCCAGCAACGGCGCACTGCTTGATAGTACTCTTCAAAACTATCTGAAAGACCAACAAATGCCATTTTACTGACGTGTTGCCAATTCATGCCAAACCCACAAATAGACGGTTTGCTTACCAGTTTTAAAAACTTTCCGGATGTAAATTCCGTCATTTTGGTTTCCTTATATTCGGGTGTATGGCTTCCCCGGATCTCAACTGCGCCTATAATTCGCTTAGTTAATTCCTCACTTTCATTATTCAAATTGCACCAAACAATCCAGGGTTCATCCGAAACATTGACCAGTTCAGCACATGCCTCTGCACGTTCTTGCACGGTGGCTGCTCTTGCTTTCTGGCGTTCTTGTAATGTTTCAGCTGCAACAGCAAATAATGCACCTTCAGGAATTTCATTTGATTCAATAGTAACTTGGTGAATTCGAAGTGGTGGTAATTCGAAATTTTCATCGGAATAACCCAAATCTGAAGGTTTTTGCAACATTACTGCCCAGCTGGCCACCCACTGCCAAAACATATCCGCTGCATGTCCTTTTAAGCGCCATTTGGCAGTATCACCGCCATCGTGGACAAAAAACATGGATAACATCTCTGCTCGGGTCATAACACCGAGGAATTCAGAGTGATTTCCTAATTCCATATAGTCATTTGGAGCCGGAGTAGCTGTGCAAGCTAACCGGAAAGGAGTATTTTTAAAAGCATCAATAATTTCTGTTCTTGTTTTGCCGTCGTATGCTTTCAATATTGAGCTTTCATCAAGAACAATAGCGGCAAACTCGTCTGGATTAAAATGCGACAACATCTCATAGTTGGTAATATTGATTCCTGGTTTAACATGTTCATGATTCCGACAAAGATGAACTGTTATCCCTAATTTTTTACCCTCTTCAACAGTTTGAGGTGCAACAGCCAGTGGTGCTAAAATAAGCACATTTCCCTGAGTGTATTTATGAACCAGCCTGCTCCATTCCAATTGCTGAAATGTTTTTCCCAAGCCACATCCTTCAAATAGTGCAGCTCTACCTTTTTTCAGCGCCCATATTGTAATATCTCGCTGAAAATCAAATAATATAGGATTTATTTCAGAAGCATCAATGTCAATTCCAACAGTGGGAGTTATTATTCTTTTTTGTTGCAAAAAATCATGATATTCCATGTTTACCCTCTTTCCTAATAGTACTTTTTATGCTTGAGCCACAAATACCATCTTTCCAGTGAGAGCCTGTATTTCTCGTTTAAATCTAGCTTCATCGCTGTTCCCGTCTGAAAGATGGATTAAATGAATCTCTTGGACTTTTGATAAATCATTGGCTCGTAAAAAGTCTTTTGCCGTTTCAAGGTTCATGTGTGACCGCAATAATCGCTTTTTCATCGCCACCGGAACTACACCAGAACGGACATTTGCCTCAAGGATATCCCTCGAATGATTAACTTCAATCATAATGTGAGTTAACCCGTTAAATCGATATCTGATGTAATATGTATCAGTAGCATATAGCAGCTTTTCACCAGACTGATTTGCCAGAAGGAATCCAACTGGATCTGCCGCATCATGCTGCACATTAAATGGCAATACAATCCAAGTCCCCAATTTAAACTGCGTTTTCGGCTGAATCAGCCTGACCCTATACCCGTTAACACCCAACGCATCTGCTGTTCCTTGAGTCATAAAACAATCAATGCCAGCTTTTATTGCATCCTTAATACCTTTTGCATGGTCACCATGTTCATGAGAGATCAAAATTCCAGCCAATCCCGAGGTCTTGAAATCTAAAGCTTTTTGAATTTCCTTAAATGCTATTCCACAATCTAAAAGAATTTGGGTACTGCCATCATTAATCAGATGGCAGTTACCCTTCGAGCTAGATGCAATTGTTTGAATCTTTATCATCAGAATCCCGGTCCTTCAGTGTCGGTTGCTTGTTCTGGTTCGTCTGATTGAACCTCGCCGTGAATATCAATGGTCTCCATATTAGCGTTTTCGGCGATCTCTTCGTCAACCTCGGCCTCGGCAATCGCCTCTTCAGTGCGGTTGAAATGATAGAGCAATAAGCTATCATCGCTTGAGGCATTGATATACGCCTTACAAGCCCTGTTAATTACTGTCTTTTTAGCCATTTCCTCATCGAATTTTTGATGAGTACTATTACCATCTTCTTTGTATGTTTTGCCTTGCGACCAGGCTTTTTTAATTTGGTCAATAGTCATGATGTCTACATAGTCTGGTCTGCCATCCGGGAACGTAATAACACAGTAGGCTGCTAAAATATTACCACTGACAACATTTTCAATCTTCTGCTCATGCTTGATTATTTTCTTCCGCCCGTTTTCGATTGAATAAACAAAGTCATCACCTTTATAAACAACCTGAGCATAAACATCTTGTGCCTTTGCAACCCTTTTTACGACAGCTTTTGAGCCATGATATGACCGCATAAGTACCAGTTTTTTGCCATACGGCACAAAATAGCATTGTTTTTTAGCAGGGTTCAGGCCTTGAACCGCCATATCAAGAAGAGCATTGGCAATACTGTCCTTAGTGCAAACTTCAAGGGCAAGTTTCCCATCCTTGTCAGTTGTTTCTTGAAGCGTCAACCATGCTGATTTCATAGCATTCTCGACGCTATAATCTGGTGGTAAATGAAGTTCTTTGTTTTCTTGAAAAGTTCTGATTTTCTCTGTTACAACATCAACTACGTCTTTTTTTAGCAATGCCAATTCTGACATTTTATGCTACCTCCTTAATTGAATTGTTCCTGGGTTCAACTCGTAAAGCTTTATCTGTCTCACTTACAACAAGAGTAATAACCTGGCCAACAGTTGGAATAAGTTGAGTCACAGCCTCTGCATTATCGACAAATATCGGAGCAGTAAACCCATAGTGATCAGAAAGTGTGTTGATAATATCCAAGCCAATATTGATTTTTGCAGCATTGTTTAGATCTGCAAACGGAACACCGTTAAACATTGTTTCGCAGCATTCAGATAAGCCGCCATTAATTTGCTGTTCGAACAGCTTAAACCGCGCCATCTTAAACTTGCCATTGATTTTCTCTTCCAAGAGATTGACCTTTGTACGGATGAATTCTTCCGTAAGATATAACTCATGTTCTAACCGTTCGTACTCTGCGGCAAGGGCACGCTCTTGACGTTTCAACTCTTCAATCCGCTGTTCAGCAAATTCGATTTGCGCCAGTTTAGACTTGGATTCCACCAAGGCAGCAATTGCACTATCGAGAGTCTGGATTTCAGTCTGGATTCTGGCTTGCGCATCGCTCGATTGACCGTTCTTGATGGCTTCGATAGCCTCTAAAACCGCCGCTTTTTCTTTCGCCTTAGCGCTGTACAACGGATCATTCTTGACTGATTCAGCCTGCTTTTTGGCTATCTGTTCACGGATTTCAGCCATCTGGCACGATATTTTTTCAAGCTCGCTAGCGGCCTGGTTGGCGGCAAGTTCGATCTGTACGTTTTCGGCGTTAATCCGGTCAATTTCAGCTTGATTTTCTTTTTTGATTTGCTCAAGCTTCTGAGCTAATGCTTTCCCATCGTTTGTGATAGCTTCCAGCTTTTCGGCTTTCCGCTGATTGAATTCAGCCAACGCTTTTTCTCGCGCTTCTTGCAGCTGGCTTTCGGGAATCGGCTGCCCGCAGGTCGGGCAAACGGTTTCCTGGCTGAAAACGAACTCTTGTTGATTGACTTCATGCCACTGATTGCGGAGTTTCTGGATGTCCTGCTCAATTCGTGAAGTATCAATCAGATTAGGTGCTTTTGGCTTGGTTGTGGTTTTCTGTCGCAGTTCAGACTCTTTCAACCGGAGTTCGGTGAGCTGCTTTTGCAGAACTTCAACCTCGTTATAGATGGATGCCTTAAACTCATTCTCAATCTGCAGTATTTCGTTCTCAATCCTCCGTAGCTCACCCATTTTGATTGCTAGCTCACCGCCGCTTGCGATCTCGGACAATTCGGCCATCTTGCTTTCTTTTTGTTTCTTCAAGATGGCAATCTCGTTGTCCAGATTATCCGGGTTCTCAATAACAACAACAGGCTTAGAACGTTCTACCTCGCTGATACGGATGGGTATGGATTGTAGTTCATTATTGATTTCAGAACGCCGAGCAGCAATAACCTTGCGATGGTCTTCGAGTTTCCGACCTTGCAGAATCGCAGGTAATGCGGCAAGCTTGGAATTTGACTCGATGACTTCACCATCTGAAATGTCGCCACATAACTGTAAGAGCGTTTTCCTACGGTCTTGCCAATGAAGTTGGGTGTTAAAAAACATTGGATTGGTTAATAACTTAAAAAGCTTTTCGTCGGCAATTTCTGAAATTTTGGCATCATACTCTTTCTTTTGAACCGGAACGCCATTTATGTAATAGTCAGTAGTGTGTCCGGTGAATTCAGCCACCACCGAGCCGCGCTTTTTGGTCCATTGCTCTTTGTAAACCTTTCGCAAAATAAGCGGCTGCCCATCAACCAAGAAACGTCCTTCCACCTCATATTCCAACCCATGAATGGGGTTGCCGTTTGAGTCAATGGTTTTGATGCCGAAGTCATTGCGATTCTGGCTGTCCTTTCCGAACAGCAACCACAAAAAGGCATCAAAAAGAGTGGTTTTGCCTGTCGCGTTGTCACCATAGACGGCAACATTTTCGCCATTTGCTTGCATTTCAAATGATTTAATACCTTTGAAGTTATGAAGTTTCAAAGAGAGCAATTTCACCTTTAAAGACCTCCTATTGGATTTATGGGAATTAACTGGCTTTAAGCAGTTTTTGAAGCTTGATGTCGTCGGGGAGTTCCGCTTCCATGCCGCATTCTGGGCAATAGGCATCATGCCTATTTATAAACTTTGGCCTGCCAGAAATATCTATAGGTGCATAGCGTTTGTGATCACACTTGAGGCAGGTTATGGATTCAATGACTACTTGCCTCATGGTCGCACCTCCATTTGTTTTATTAGGCCGGATCGGTTCCGGCCGGACTAAAGGAGGGTTTCATCAGCTGGCTTCTTTTAGTTCTTTAGCCGCAAAGACTCGATAAATCTCATCTGCTATCTGAAGCAATTGTTCACGGGAACCTTGAATAATGTTTGTCACTACCATGCCATCGCTACTGACATAGCCAATAGTAACGCGTGATTTATCCTCATTGGTAACTCTGACATCGATTGTTCTGCTTTCATTCAGTTCAATTAATGAGCTGACTAGCATCCTATTCACCTCGCACTCATAACCTCGGCAATATAGCCGATAACAACTAGCGTTAATGCAATCCATGTAAATTCAATGATTTTGGTCTGTTTCGGAGTTATCATATGGCATACCTCCAACAAATTTGTAATAGGCTCCCTCCGCCCCGACAACTTCATCGGGAGACACTATACGGGTCCTGCCAATCAGCAGGCCGGTCGGGACGATTGGGCACTCATGCCCACCAGGACATTCTCAACCAGTTCATCTGGGATATCGATGGCTTTACGGATTTCATCGAACCGTTGAACCGCCAGTTCAGCTTGTTTTTGCTTATAAATCGCGCGTTCTCTGTCAATTGCGATCTGTATAGCTTGCCGCCGAGAAACCGCCCGGACTACTAAAGGTAAACCATTGCTAAGAGTGAATCTATATTCGCGCATTAAAAGTTTGCGAAGAAATTTGTGTAAACTTTTGCCCATTTGAAATAGCCTCCTTAATTTGGTATAATTTAATTAAATGGATTTGGTTGCGAGCCGATTCATCAATGACCGTCTTTCCCGCGAAGACGGTTTTTCTTTATATAGCCTTTCTGCGCCAGTTTGCGTTCGTGTGCTGCATACAGTCCAGCAATGTTGATGTTGTATCGTTCGCAGGCTCCGGCTATGAGATGGTCAATTGCTACCCCGGCATCGATCAGTTGGAGTAAGCTGTCCTGGACTCGTTGTCGAAGAACCTCATCATGCGGATCAGGCCGGTTGATGGTAAAAGGCATTATGTTTTTGATGGCCGCAATCGCTTCTTCCAACTCTTCGATGGTTTTGGCCATGACGGCGTGAAAATTAAGTTCAACATTACCCCCGTCCAGGTATGGGCTAACCATTATCCCTCGTGCAGCCTCATAAACAGTCTCCATAAAAGCTCTTGGACTTGCAGCCGCTTCTGCCAGAGCAAAAAGTTCATCAATTGTTAAACGCCGGGTGCCGTTCTTGGCCGCCGAAATACCTTGTTTTGACCGATGCAGGATTTGTGCTTGCTCATTCTGTCGAATTCCTGCCCGTTTTGCTTCTTCGATAACAATTGCCTGGACTGACATTTATGCCACCTCCCTTCTTGCTATTTTCAGTTCATCCGAATCATATCCGGATCAAGATTGATCATTGCTGCTAGATCCTCGAACCATTGACCCCTGAAAAACGCTAAAACTTCATTTTTCCGATAAACCGCTTGATTTCTCATACTTTCCCATTCGTTAATTTGAACACTAAGCTTTTTCAGCGTATTCACGTTTGTTTCTGATGACAGTTGCTGTTCAAGCCGTTTGATTGTTTCTGTGTATCTACTGATTTCGTTTGGAGCTGCTTTTAGATCATCGACTGCCTGCCGAATAATAGCAGCAGCTAACGAACGAGCTTGAATATCAGTCATCGTCGATTCCTCCTCGTGTACTTTTTCAGACTAAATTAATCAAACTGTGTACTTTTCGGAGTTATAATCCACACTGGTTTGGGTTACAATCAAATCACAAGGTTGAAATTACCAACCGCCCTCACCCCTTATCTCCTCGGCCAGCACTCGGCTGGGGAATTTTTTAGGCAGCATATTTGGTCTTCAATTGCTCTTTGCACCATTCTTCAAATAACTGGCGATGTATAAACCATCTCACACCGATCTTGATTGCAGGAAACCCTTTTTTCTTGACAAATCTATAAAGATGCTGTTTGGGTATGCCAGATGTTTCTGTCGCTTCTTCGATAGTCATAAAAATTGTTTTGATATGATCAGGCATACCGGCCACCTCTTGTTTGGACGAGTTCAGCAATCATGGCATTAATAAATTGTTTATAGGGGATTAAATGAAACAAATTTCCATCTTGAATCACTACAGCTTTCCTTGGTTTCCGAGTTTTGGTTTTAACAACCCACATAGACTCTGTCATACTAATCTCTCCTTTCTTACGCGCTTAATTTTTCGATTGTCGCCGCTTGTTCGGCTAGGTATTGATTACTATTGTTAACGCTATCGATAAAAAAAATATCGTCGAATTCACACTCCAAAGCGTTACAGATTTTTTTAGCCACTGTAGGGCCACATGAACCGCCGTTAATTAAAGCATTCATTTTGACATAAGATACTTTAGATTTTGCTGCTAGACTTCGTTGGGTTAATCCCTTTTTTATCATCATTTCCATCAAGTACTGCGGTTCTCTTACTTTAACATTTGCATATCTCTTCACCTCATCACCCCCTGCTCACTTTTGTAATCGTTTACTTCTGTAATCAATATACCATAATCTGATTACTTTAGCAATCATTTTTTATATATTTTTTTAATTTAATTGATTACAAAATTAATCACATGCGTTAATATAAGATTGAAGGGGAAATTACTATGAAAGAAATTTCGGCAAAAGAATTTGGTCGATATTTGAGAAAATTGAGAGAATCTAGAGGGTTATCTACTCGGCAGGTTAAATTGCAGTCTGGAGTTTCTAACGCCTATATTTCGCTTTTGGAAAATGGTGAAAGGGGTATCCCGTCTCCCGAGATCTTAGAAAAATTGGCTCCAGTATATAGGGTCCCATATGACAAATTAATGAAGCTAGCGGGATATATTAAATCGGAATCTCTTGATACTCATACTCCAAGTGAAAAAGAACTTGAGTTTTTAAAACAACTCAGAATAACTCTTGACAAGTTGCCCCCAGAAGAACAATCGAAAAGACTCGACCAAATGCTCCTGATGTTAAGGGTAATGGGTGAAATTGACGATCAACAAACTAAAAATCAGGATGGTTAGTATTACAATGGAAAAATCATCAAATGGATCTATTAAACTCCGCGAGGAGGGGGCTTGGATAGATTCTTTCGTGGTCAATGGTAAACGACTTTGTTATTGCGGTCGCACCAAAAAGGATATTATGGAAAAACTTGCATAAGGCAAAAGGAGGAACAATCGTTAAATGGCCAAAAAACGGGCGAACGGCGAGGGCACAATAACCAAGCATAAAAACGGCGGTTGGATGGCCACTATTATGGTCGACGGTGAAAGATATTGGTTTTACGGTAAAACCCAGGCGGAAGTTAAAGAAAAACTAGAACAAGCTAAAGAGGATTTGCGAAAGGGTATAAATATTAAACAAAATAAACTTTCATTTGGCGATTGGCTCAATCAGTGGGTCGAAGAATATGCCAAGCCAAATATTAGTCCAACAACCTATGACTCTTACAAATACCACATTCGTGATCACATCTGTCCCGTCTTGGGTAATATCAAAATAACTCAATTGCAGCCAGCTAAAATCCAAAACTTTTATAACCAAAAGCTGCTAGAGAAGGTCAAAAGAGCAACTAAAAGCGGACCTAAAGAAACCAATAAAACTCTTTCCAGATCTACCGTTTATAAAATGCATGTTATTATTAACTCAGCCCTCGATCAAGCAGTAAAGGAAGGGTTAATTTACCGTAATCCCGCTGAAGCCACAAAACCTCCGAAACCAGAAAAACACGAAGCCAAATTTTTGACCCCAGAGCAATTCGACTCTTTAATTAAAGCTATTTCTGATGACAGATGGGCCACAGCATTCCTGTTCAGCCTAGCTACCGGAATTCGTCGTGGTGAGTTGTCTGCTTTAAAATGGGAAAACTTGAATCTGGAAGATGGGATTGTTAAAATTACCGAAGGAAATGTTAGGGTACGGCACGGGGTCGAAGAAGAAGGAAAAAAGACTAAAATCATTAGTAAGGCTCCAAAATCCAAAAAGAGTATCAGAGAAATTCCTTTAGCCGAGCAAGTTGTGCTTATGATGCGCAAATGGAAGGAATTTCAAGATCAAGAAAAAGAATATGCCACTAAGAAAAAAATTAGGTACTATGATAACGGATATGTTTTTTGCCGATATAATGGTAAAATTGTTGACATTGATTTCTGGACAAGACATTTTAAAGAAATGGCACTTCAAGCAGGACTAAAAGATTTTCACCTTCACAACTTACGACACTCATTCGTGACTTGGTTGCTAATGAATGGTGAAAGCGTTAAAACAGTCCAGGAATTGGTTGGACATGCCTCGGCGGCCTTTATGTTAGATACCTATGGACACGTTATCGACGAAGTCAAACGTGCAGCCGCCGAAAAAATGGGTGATATGATCGGCAATGTAGTATTAAAGAAAAAACCACAGGAATAATCCTGTGGCGAAAACTTGGTTGTAGTGAAATTGTAGTATACGTGGCATCTATGTTAATCACAAAATGTGGATTTAACTGGAGCCGACAATCGGATTCGAACCGATGACCTGCGCATTACAAGTGCGCCTGAGAACAAACCGACTTTTGCCAAAACCCTTATTTATCAGGAATTTTAGCCGAAGAACTCTGTAAATTTTTC